ATAAAGCTCGTTAGAGTTTATTTCGTATGCGTATTTTTAAGACTAACCAATATATTGAACAGTTTGTAGCTACTTTGAGGGGAAACTCATTTTATTTTTGCTTTTAAGTTGATGGGCATGACCCTTTAGCAGAGTCTTTATGAATTTTATTTTTAAAAATACTGTAGCTCCAAAGCTGATATCCAATAACGATTGGTACCATGACCATTGCAACGAAGAACATAATTTTTAAGTTTAATTGACTACCAGCTGCGTTGTATAAGGTTGTACTGTATGCATCGTTAATACGAGATGGTAACATTCTTGGGAACATACCTGCAAAGCCAGTTGTCATAAACATTGCGATTGTTAGGCAAATGAATGTGAATGCAAGGCCAATTTTATGTTTGTACACCATAATAAGTGCGAGTACACTCATTAGCATTGCAAGTACTGGAAGAATGAATAGTACCGGATATTCCGTAAAGTTTTGGAATAAGTTTGTCCGATTAGCAGTTGCTACATAGAAGATAGCTAAAATGATAGCAGTTGCCATTGAAAACGGTCTTGCGATTTTATAAGCACGATCAGATACTTCACCAGTCGTTTTAATCATGACCCAAAGGGCACCGGATACGACAAATATAGCAGTGAAGAAAAGACCACCTAATATACCGTAATGGTTTAGTAAGCTAAGTAAATTTCCTTCATAGCCATTTTTTCCGATTTGTAGTCCGTAATAAAGATTAGCGAATGTAACACCGAATAAGAAGGCGATTAGGAAACTGCCAATTGCAAATGCCCATTTACAAGTTTTTTGCCAAATTGGTGAATCATCTTTATGCATGAATTCCAGTCCAGCGGCACGAGCAAATAGTGCAAGTAATACTAAGAATAACGGTGTATATAAATAACTAAACATATTAGCATATGTGACTGGGAAGGCAGCAAATGTTGCGCCACCAGCTGTAATTAACCATACTTCATTACCGCCCCAGAACGGGCCAATTGCTTCTTGTAATTGATTTCGTTCTTGTCGGTCTTTCGTAACGAAAGGAAAAATCATTCCGTTACCAAGTGCATACCCGTCAAGAATGAAGTAAACTGTCCAAATCACGCCCCATAAACCGAACCAGATGATTGCAAGCATATCATGAGACATGAGCCACACCTTCCTCAGTAGCAGGTTCTTCTAATGCGGCAGGTCCTTTTTTCGCGAACTTCAGCATTAAGTATACGTCTGCGATTAAAAGTAAAGTGTAGAATAAAATTAAACTAATTAATGAGAACCAAATTTGCGGGACAGATATAGGTGATACAGATTCTGCTGTACGCATTAGTTTATATACTGTCCATGGTTGACGACCTACTTCAGCGACAATCCATCCTGCGTTAATCGCGATATAAGGAAGTAAGACAGACCATATTGTAATTTTTAAATAACGTTTTGAGTTTTCTAGTTTTCCTTTTCGATTTAAATAGAAACCATACCAAGTTAATGCCATAAAGAACATACCGAGTGCAACCATTAAGCGGAAGCTATAATACACAAGGTTAACATTTGGACGTTCATCTTTCGGAATATCTTTTAAACCAACAATTTCGCCATCAAATGAATTTGTGTAGAAGAAGCTTCCGAGTTTTGGAATCGTAAGGAATTCAAAGTTCTTCTCATTTTTTACATCAGGAATTTGAACAATTGAGAAGCCTTGTCCTTTTCCAGTTTCCCAAACTGCTTCCATCGCAGCTCCTTTTGCGGGTTGATATTTAGCTGCTGATACACCAGATTGATGTCCCATAAACGGTGTAATTGTTGCGGCGAATAAGCCTAACATTAAACCAAACTTAAATGATTTTTTGAAGAATTCTACTTCATTTTTACGTAATAAGTGATAGGCACTAATTGCCATAACGAAGAAAGCACCTACAATATAACAACCAACTACAGTATGGAAGAACATATTCCATATGAACACTTAAATATCAAGGGTTTATGTGAATAAGGTCACGTTTCGGTAACAATTATATCAAAGCATTCTCCATAAAAGCAACTACTTCTGCTTGTTTGGAAGGATACAAATGACTATAAGTATTTAAAGTTGTTGCTACATCCGAATGTCCTAATCGTTGGGCTACTACAAGTGGACTAACGCCTTTGTTAATTAAATAAGATGCATGAGAATGTCTGAATTCATGGAGGACGATTTTTTTAACTTTGGATATCTTTACATATTTTTCGAATTTTTGTTGTAGGGTTGTTGTTGCTATACTATCATAAAATTCACCAAAAACAACATAATCATTTTTGAGTGGTGCTGTTACCGCGGTAATCTTTTGTAAATTGGATAATAATTCTATTATAAAGTTAGGTAACATTATATTTCGATTAGAAGCCTTAGTTTTTGGTTCTGTAATTTGGCGATTATAGGCTGTTTTATTAATGTCAATAGTTTGCTCCTCGAAATTAACATCTTCCCAAGTTAAGGCCAAAAGTTCTCCTTTTCTAGCCCCACTATAGTACAGGGTGGAGAAAAAGGTTTGATACAGTGGCTCATCCACAACTTCAATAAATTGTTTAAATTCATCAAACTCCCAAAAATTTAGGCGCCTTTTGGACTCTTTTTCGAAATTTCCTGTAATACGTGCTGGATTGGTTGTTAGTCCATGAAATTTGATTGAAAAATTAAATATAGCAGATAGTACGGCATGAATTTTTTTTAGATGTTTAGCGGAATATTCGTTTATAATTTTATTTTGATATTCCATGATATGTTTTGGGACAATCTGATCTATTTTTATTTTCCCGAACTCTGGTATTAAGTGGTTATATATAACGTTTTGAATTGTTACAATCGAAGATTGTTTCCTCCTCTGACAATACCAATCAAAATAACTATCCGCCACTTGTGCAAACGTCAAGCTAGAGTTCGTCTCTTTTTCAACTAACATTTTTGCTTCGGCTTCACGTGCCTCTTTTTTCGTTTTAAACCCACGACGCTTTACTTGCTTTTGAGTACCATCAAACTGACGGACTCTGACAACAAAGAAATATGTTCCTCGTTCTTTATCTTTGTAGACCACCATAGGAATCCCTCCTGTATATGTAAAGATTGATAATTCAATTTATTGAGTCGATTATAACTTGTTTGTTACCAAAAGAAAAGACGCTCAATATAAATTGAACGTCTTTCTTTGACTTGAACCACTTTAATTTTAATAACATATTACCCTGTATAGGAAAGGCCTATACCTGTATATATTATAACATACAATTTACGACAATTTTTGAGAAAGTTTTTTTGAAGATTTCAGATTGGCTGGGTAAAAAACTGTAGAATTGGCTGGTTTTATGCTCAGCCAATTAAAATAAAATGTAAAATGAATGATTATTCAGTTAATTTTTCGTATTTTGTTTTTTTATAACTTGAGAAATATTAAGAATGGGTGTTCGAAAGGGGTTGGTCGTGTTATAATCTTGTCGAAATAAGTATAAATAAAATTAACAGAATAATTAAAACATAAAAAACTCGCAGAGCGTGTGTAAGAGATGGAGTGACCAAACATCCTTACATCGTTCACCTAACTAGACTTAGGAAAACACTTTGCTACATACGAGTTCTTCCACAGTTTAACACAAAATGTTCCTCGTAGTATATAGTATTCCTATTGATAAAGTTTGAACAGAGGGGGTTTTTGTTAGTTTTAGGGGAGGAGGATTCGATGAAAAGGATAATGAAGTCAATTTTAAAAAAAATTGAAGGAAAAGGTTATACCAGGAGATCGTTTGCTGAAAAATTTGGTGTTAGTAGAGAAACAATTCGTAAGGGTGTAAATGGGCAAAGAGAATTAGCTTTAGATGTATTTATAGAGATTGTCCAAGAACTTTTTGAAAGTAAAAAAGAACGCAGAGAACAGATTGAAAAATTTATTAAAAAAGTATCTACGGACTTGAATATTAGGAAAAGTTTAGCGTTTTGTCAAGGGGCCGGGGAACACGACTTAATGGATTTCCTTATAAATAAGCATTTTGGGAAAGAAAAATTAGATAAATTTTTAGGGGCGTATAAACTATGTAGTTATAGAAACAAAGGAGAAAAAAGGGAGAAGAATTATTAAAGCTAGTAAATAAAAAGAGATATGATAAAAAAGATGAATGCCCTATCATTATGGAAATGTTAAAAGTATTATGTATGTACGACGAGAGGAATTTTAATGCTATGTGGCCACATGCAAGGGTAGTGGAAGAGGAATTAACATCTTTAAAAAAGATACCATATATAAAAGAATATTTGGAGTTGCATCATAAAGAAAGACTAGCGTACATACGACTACTTAGCAATCAGTTAGAAGAAGCGCGAGATATCGCTGATGAGATTTTAAGCTCTCCATTAGATATTCCCATTGCGAAATCCACTGCGCTGTGTTGTAAAGGTGAGTCTTTTATTTTTTCGGATGTTTTACAAGCGGAAAGTTACATTTTATCAGCTCTTTCATTATTGGAAGAAGCAAACGTTTCAAAAAATAGTTATAAATATAAAGCATATAAAACGACTTTAGCATTTATTTATATCGAATTTGGATTCAATCTCGATAAGATTGATTTTGATAATTTGAAGGAAGAAGAACTAGCGTATTATGAGGGTAAATTTGGCTGTGAGAAAAAAGCACAGGAATTATTTAAAGTATTAGAAGAAAAAGGGATGTCTGCTTTTGCGATGTATTACCAAGCTGTTTTAAAATCTGATATAATAGGATTGCAAAAGGCATTGGAAGAGTTTGAGAAAAATGGAAACATTCTATATTCTACCCTCGTAAAAAGGGCATTATTGAAGGAAAAGGTGAGCTGAAATGATAAAAAGAATTATTAGTTTATTCTGTATAGTCACTATCATTTCGCAAGGGGACATAGCAAAAAACGATTACAAACAAGAAGCATTGAACTCAAAGGAAAAAATTGAAGTACGATATGCAAATGACCCTGGTGGATTATGAAATTTTTTGCTTAAATGGTAAATAAAAGAAAATTGAGAAAAGACGCTACTTAGGTGGCGTCTTTCGCCGTTTATATAGCGACAACTTTTGAATAGCAAAAGATAAAATGATGTCATTTTTGCAGTTTAATGCCATTATATCAACGTTTAATAAGAGTTTTATAATTGGAAAATAGGAGGTTTAATTATGATAAAAGACGAGTTATTAGATGAATTTTTACTAACACTTGCTGAAGCAACTGGAAAGGATGAACAAGCGATAGATGAATACATCAAGTCTTTGTTAATATCGTAGCTGCTAAGATTCATGAGTGTTAATTTTTTTCAAGCCTTCCATCATGGTTTGCATTTGATTCATAATTAACTCTTGTTGCTCAGTAGGAAGTTGGTTTAATTGATCTTTCAAAATTTTAAACTTACGATCAAGCATTTCATCTAAGGTAGCGCGATTGCTTCTCCCCAATAAATAATCAGTGGTTACATTAAAATAATTGGCGATTTTTTGTAGTGTGCGTGTCCCAGGACTTTTTTTTCCAATTGAGTAATAATATATAGAAACGTGACTTACTCCAATTGCATCTGCAAGTTGTTGCTGTGTAATGCCTTTTTTATCTATCAGTGTAATGAGTCGTTCTGCGTTAAGCATAAAGGACAACTCCTTTTTTTATTTTTATTTAAAGGTGAATATAGAGCTATTATATATTATCTTACAGTTAAGTTTAAGGGGGGTAACTTAACTTTTTTTAAAAAAATACATTGAACTTAACTTTAGGGTAAGTTAAAATGTTTTTAAGTAGAAAATGATTTGAAGGGAGAACTATATGCCAACTTTAAAACAACTTCGAAAGGAACGGGGGTATACATGTAAATATATCGCTGATTCTATTGGGATATCTGAACCGTATTATTGGTACATAGAAAATGGAGAAAGACGTGTTTACCATGATTTAATTGTAAAGATTGCGCGTGTATTGGAAGTGAAAATTAACGATATTGAAATTTAATGAGTTAATAACTTAAAAATAATTAAGTTGAATTAGAAAGGAGCGATACCCATGAACAAAAATCTATTCATCGCTCGAAAAGAGCGACGCATGACGCAAGAGGAAGTTGGAAAAATGGTGAACATGCACCAACAAACGTATTATCTAAAAGAATCTGGTAAACGTGAGTTCACCCTAAAAGAGGCTCAAAAACTAGCAAAATACTTCAAAACAACAGTGGACGAGCTGTTTGCGCAATAGAGCAAGGAGGGGAAACAGGTGAAAAACGGTAAACGCCCAACGAAGCGAGAGAAAATGCATATGAATTCTTACAGCTTAAATTCTGAAAACTGGTTGATCTATAAAAAAGTTGATGGACGACTACACTTGATTCATCGTCAACATGGAATGTGAGTATTCTATACGAATGTATTATAACATAATTTTTGTGAACCTATATAGATAAATAATATGCAATTATGCATAAAACATAAGAAAAAAGCCCTATAAAGGGCTTTCCGATACCATTTACTGGGTGGTTAATGAGAATACGGTATCTATGCAATAGAATACAAATTAAATGAGTGTCAAAGTATTCTATTTATTTTTAAAATATCATGAATCAATCTTAAAGAATACTGGTAAATGTGTCCATTGCTACTGCATGTAAAGAAGAGGAGAAACCAACATGACCAAATCAGTTCTAACAAAAGACTTACAAAAGAAACAAATACTCGATGAATTCTTAAACCATTGCGAACAAAAACAAGTAGAAGCACTCAAAAAGAATGATCCCTATCAGTTTTGTATCTGGATTAAAGAAGCCCGATTAGCCCGAAGGGAATTGGCGGCACTCTATCGTGCGAAAGAGAAATATGATGAGGAACATACACGTATAAGAGGAATTGTTCACCGTTTGAGAAGTGTAGGTGTGAATGCGGATGTTGTGGAGAGGGTGCATTATATTACGCTTTCTGAGGAGGTTAGCTGAATGCTAGAGAACCCCAATACCATAGGCAATCCGCACGATTCCCCGAGACAAGACTTCGAACACTATTGTAGTGATTGCGACGGTGAATTGTATTTCGGCATGACGTATTACGAATTCGAGGGGAATCTCATTTGTGAGGAATGCAATGAGAAGTTTTTAGAACGCCATGGCACACGTTTTGTCGCAGGGGAATAAAAAAGAACTCACGGCAATGAGTTCCTTAGAAAAAACAAATTTAAAGTTAGTATAACACGGAGAGTGAGTGAAAGAAACATGCAGGCGAAAGTATTGGCAAATACATTACATATGGATCGTAAGGCTTGGTTAGAAGCACGTAAGCAAGGATTAGGTGGAAGTGATGTGGCAGCCATTGCTGGCTTAAGTAAATGGAAGTCGCAAGTACAAGTGTTTTTTGAGAAAACACAAGCTATCGAGCAAGAAGATATACAAAGTGAAGCCGCTTATTTTGGGAATGTATTAGAAGAAGTAGTTGCCCAGGAGTTTGCCAAACGTACGGGACTAAAGGTACAACGTAGAAATGCTATCTTGCAACACTCAGAGTATCCTTGGATGCTTGCAAACGTGGACAGGCTCATTGTAGGAGAACGAGTGGGTCTTGAATGTAAAACAGCTTCAGAATATTTGAAAAAAGAATGGGAAGGTGAAGAAATACCGGTCGCTTACCTTCTTCAGTGTCAGCACTATATGGCGGTTACAGGCTATGAAGCATGGTGGATTGCCGTATTAATTGGTGGCAACAAATTCGTGTACAAAAAGATCGAACGGGAGGAGGATATACTCCAGTATCTTATCAATATGGAACGGGACTTTTGGCTGAATCACGTCGAAAAGGATGAACCGCCTATGTTTGACGGTTCAGAGGCATCTACACAACTACTGAAGCAAATGTATCCGGAATCTATCGAAGATAGCTCTATCAGCTTAGGGAAGCAAGAAGAGCTACTTATTGAAGCGAGGGACCAAGTAGATAGGGAAATGAAGGTGCTACAAGAACAAAAGGCAGAGTATGAGAACAAGCTGAAAGCGAAACTAGGCTCTCATGAGAAAGGGACAACGGAGAATTACACCATTCATTGGAAGTCCTATACAAGTAATCGTTTTGACAGTAAACGATTTAAAACAGACCATCCTGATTTATATAAAAAATACGCAAAAGAAACTATATCGAGAAAATTTTTAGTGAAATAAAAAACAGGGAGTGGGTTACATATGGCTACAAATGAAAAGTTGAAAAATCAATTGGCAAATCGAAAAGAAAGTACCCCAGTTACGCCAGAACAAACCGTAGAAGCATACATGAAGAAAATGGCGCCAAGAATGGCGGAAGTATTACCGAAGCATATGGATATGAACCGTATGAGTCGCATTGCCTTAACAACAATCAGGACGAATCCAAAGCTCTTAGAATGTGCGGTTCCTTCTCTTATGGGAGCTGTCATGCAAGCTGTACAGTTAGGATTGGAACCAGGATTATTAGGACACTGTTACATCTTACCGTATAAGCGTGAAGCGACATTTATCATAGGCTATAAAGGGATGATTGACCTCGCAAGACGGTCTGGTCATATTCAAAGTATTTACGCCCATGCCGTACACGAAAATGACGAATTCGAGTATGAGTTGGGGCTACATCCTAAATTGGAGCATAAGCCGTCACATGGGGAGCGTGGTGCGTTTATTGGTGCGTATGCAGTCGCTCATTTTAAAGACGGCGGGTATCAAATGGAGTTCATGCCGAAAAGTGAAATTGAGAAACGCCGGAAACGTTCTGCAGCCGCTAATTCTAGCTATAGCCCTTGGAGTAGCGACTATGAAGAAATGGCGAAGAAAACAGTGGTTCGGTACATGTTCAAATACTTACCGATTAGCATTGAAGTTCAGACACAAGCGCAGCAAGATGAAGTGGTGCGAAAAGATATTACAGAAGAACCAGAGTTTATTGAAGTGGATCCAATCGAAGGAGAACAGGTAATAACAGAAGATGCTGGGCAACAAGAATTCCCGATTGAAGGATGAGCAAATCAAAGGTGCTCCTCTCCCGTAAATTATGGGAGAGGGCGCAATCCAAAGAAGAACGAAAGCAGTCTATTGCAAGATATATACAGACTGGGTATCCAAATTATCGAATTGAAAAAGTTATTGTGGAAAACCAATCATACATCGCAATTTGCAGAAGGGAATGAACCTTGTGGATTTTCAAAGTGAAGTGTTTGACATCATTCATACGTTTAGTGGACAAGCAAATAAAATCCTTGTCAATACAGTATTTATTGACCTTGTAGATGACTTAGAAACAGGCTTGTTTTTATCACAACTTGTATATTGGTCAGATCGTACAACAAGAGAAGATGGTTATTTTTATAAAACGGATAGCGAGTGGCATGAGGAAATCCGAATTAGTAAATACGGTGTTCGAAAAGCAAGAAAAAAGCTAGAGGAAATGAGCGTTCTGAAAACGTATGTGAAAAAGGCAAAGGGTGTTCCTACTGTACACTACAAACTAGATAAAAACCGTTTTTTCGAAATGATCATTTCCTTTTTGCGAAATCGAAAAAAGGAAAGTTCGAAATCGAAAGATGGAAATTGCGAAAACGAACTTTCTTTAACAGATATTACTACAGATACTACTACAAATATAGATGATGATGTAGATAAGCACCCCTTAATTGACGAAGAATTTCAGAAAAGTTATCAGTATTTACTGCAGAATAATATTCCACTAAGTGAAACAGCTCTGCAAGATTTGGGAGAGTTTTGTGATGTGCTAGGAAGTGAAATGGTGTTAGAAGCTGTGGATCGAGCAATTGACCAAAATGCAAAACGTTGGAAGTATATCAGCGGTATTTTATCCAATTGGCAGAAAGGCAATGTCAAAACAATGGCGGATGTGATGCAACTTGATGAATCATATAAAAATCAAAAAGGCGGTGGGGAACATGCAACACGTGGGAGACGCAATGGCGGACATTATCAAGCGGGCAGAAGCTATGAGGAAGAAGTTGCAAGCCGAGAACGAAACATGCCAAGTTACATCAAACGCGTATAAGTGCTCAACATGCCAGGATACGGAAGTACTGTTTTACGAGGAAGTGAATGAATTTGGAATGAGGGTATCGGTGCAGAAGGATTGTTCGTGTAAAGTGCAACGAGTGATCGAACGAAGGTTGAAAAATGCAATGATTCCAGAAGAGTTTGCACAAGCGAGATTTGATTCGTACCAACAAGAGACAGAAAAACAAAAGTTATTGTATGGCACGATCGTAAAATATTTGCGTAATTTTGAAGAAATCAAGGGGACGAAACAAAATAGTTTAGGCTTTATCGCAACGTTTGGTGAACTCCGTATTAAACAGTTAGAACCATCCAAACGAGCACAGGCAAAGCGAGAACATAACAGTTTTGGTCTTGGTAAAACACATTTGCAAGTGGCTGCAGCAAAATATCTCATGAAGCAAGGATATAGCGTATTACTGATTTCGGACGGGACGTTCATGGATGACCTTATTGCAGCAAAGATGATGAATGATGACAAAAAAGAATTCAATCGCTTATTACATGCCGCAAAGCAAGTAGAAGTTCTAGTGTGGGATGACTTAGGGAAATCCAAATGGTCAGAAGCAAAAGAAAATTTGTACTACCAGATTATTGATTATCGATATCGTCATAATTTACCGATTCTGTATAGTTCAAACGAAGATGACGAGACGTTAGGTGAAAAGGTAGGTTTTGCAGCAAATAGTCGTTTAAAGGGCATGAGCAAAGACTATATGGTTGCTGTTGAAGGCGAAGATTATCGGGAGAAGGAGTGAAGGCTATGAGCAAAGTGTCAGCTGAAAAGAAATTGGAGTTTATTGAATGGGTAGTTGACAATCTAGAACGGAAAATCAGAAGAGGATTTGCTTCTTTGGTCACGTTTAGTGACGAGAGATTTATAAATCGGATTCATTTCGTAGAAAATGCGTGCAAATATACGTATGGTATTGAAATTTCGGCTGCGTGTTCAGAAGGAGAAGCATCGGCATTTTATACGCCAGGAGGTGTGTTGACCAGCTTACGTGCACCATACGAGCATTTTGTAGAGAATAAAAGCCAGATTTATATCCAAATCAATTTCAGAGGGAAATATGAGAATGTGCAATATCTAGATGTACTAGAAGACGATGAATGTTCCTTGCGGACGTATTTAGACGGGGAAGATCATGATGCAATCGAAAATCTTATCACAAAACAACTCATCGATTATGCACTCGACACGAAGGATGAAGCACTATTTAAAAAGCTGGTTATGAAATAAGGGTGAGAGGAATTGAGTAAATACAATAATAAGAAAGTGAACCTCGATGGCTACGTATTCGATTCACAAGCGGAAGCAAATTATTACGAAGGCTTGAAAATACGTAGTGCAAGAGGTGAAGTACAAGGGTTTGAACGACAGCCAGTATTTAACCTGCAACCCGCATTTAAAAAACAGGATAAAAGCTTTCAAGCCATTACATACATAGCGGACTTCTTGGTGTACTTGCCAAATGGCGAGGTAGAGGTCATAGACATAAAAGGCATGATTACCGAAACGTTTAACGTGAAACGAAAGCTGTTTGAGTATACATATCCACACTTACAGCTGATTTTGCTGAAGTATGTGAAGAAATACGGTGATTTTATCACGTTGGATGAGTACAACAAGTTGCAACGAGCGGAGAAGAAAGCGAAAAAACAGAATAAAGGGAGCGGATCATAATGGCATATATCGAATTTAAACCGGTGTTGAAGAAAGTGAACTTAAAACCTGATGGGAAGAAAGAGATTGTGTTAGAAGTAACAGATTCCTCACTACAAGGGAAATTGGATTCTCTGTCTGAAATGATTGATGCGAAAGTATTTGTCTCGCTAGAGTCTATGCAAGTCAACTTTAATGTCACGATTAATGCGAAAACAAATGAACCAGTTACGCAGTACGAAGTCGATGAGAAAGGAATGGTGCAAGAGGTAAAATCAACGTTCGAGCAAATGGAAGCGGATTTAGATATGCCAGAAGAAAAGATGCAGACTCGTGAAGAAAAAGAACAAGCGGACCGTGAAGTTATCGATGCGTTTATCATTAGCGGTTTAGCACCGAACTTTGAGGGTATGCCGAATAAACTTCCGGATATTGTGAAGCGTCGTCTGGAAGGAGAATCCTACTTGAAATTGGCAAATGAGCTGAACATGTCCTCAGGACAAATTATCGAGGTAATCGATGAATATCGTAAGCGTGTAGCTCCATTGGCTATCAAGTGGCAGGAGTGGAAAGAACAGCAGCCAGAAACAAAAGAAGAGCCAAAGAGTGAGGAGAAACCTGAGGATACAGAAAAAGGGATGACTTCAGAACCAACGCAGCCATCAGAAGAATTTGAAATAACAGATGAGGCCAAGTCATTTGAAGAAGAGCAAGAATAAATCCATTCGGATTCAAATATTAAATCTACAAGATGAACATTGCATGGGTTGTAAAATGATACCGTCATACAGGAAGTCAGGGAACCGCAAGACTTCCTGGTGTGCGGATAACTGTAAGATTGGAAAACAAATCAAACAATTAGGCGACACCTTACTGGAAGGGAGAAATGAGACGATGGCGGAACAACTGGCTGAAGAGAGAAATTGGGATACATTATGCGAGAGAGCTGAGAAATTACGAGGTGAAAAACTATCCTGGGCAAAAATTGCAGACCGTTTGGGCGTGAGTGAAAGCACCTTGTATTATAACGTTGCAAAACGACGAGAGAAAAAAGAGAATGCTAGGAAGCGTATAGGCGTATCTAAGCTATTCACCACAAAAGAAAAGGCTCAGGGAACAAACAATGAAAACGGAAAAAGTGTGATGACTACTCCTGTGCTTTTGAAAGAAAAAGAACAACTTTTACAAACCCTACAGACAGAACAAGAAACGAGAAAAGGAATTGAAGCGGAATATGAACGTATCAAGAAACAGTTACAAGAACGGGAAGAAGCATATACGATTTTACTGAATGAAAGTAACCAGTTAAGCGAAAAGAAATGGGAAGTCGAAGCTGAATTACGAAAAACTCAAATTAGAATCAGCGCAGCGGAAGAAACGGCTGATATGGAACGGAAGCGCCGCCTAGAATGTCAAGCAAGAGCACAAGCATTAGGCATCGCATTGAAAGCCATATTGTAGGTGAGAAATATGAAACTCACCAGAGAAGAACGCATCCAGCTTACCTATCAGATTGGCGATATCATCGAACAGAAATGTAGACGATGTTATTACAATCGTTCAGATGATGCGAGTTTCAGTATCAGCATTTGTGCGAATTGCCCGACTGGTCAGGAGTTACGCCAGTTGGGTAGGTATTTTGATACGGAGCCGAGACAGCGCGCAGGGAAACCTGGAAATATTCCGGATGGATTGACACCAGACCGTGTAAGAGAACTTAATGGTCAGGGGATTCCAGACAAAGAAATCAGTCTCATGTTTGGACGAAGTCCTTCCTACGTTGGAAAACTGAAAAATAAATGGAGAAAGCAAGGAGCATGGGAAGGGCCAAATCGGGCACCGAAGAAACGGAAAAGAGGAAGCGGAAATGGCGAAAGTAATTGAAGATGTGAGAACGATGTCGGATGAGGAGTTTATGAGCAAGTATGAAAATTTGGTACATCACTTTATCTGGAAGAGATATAAGGGCATGTTAGAAATAGTTAAAGCGAATACAGGTTTGGAGATGGAGGATTTAGTGCAGTACGGGATGATGGGTCTCATAAAAGTGAGAAGGGATTTTAATCCTAATCTGGGTTATCAGTTCTCCACGTATGCGATACCGAAAATTCATGGAGAAGTTGGAAATTTTATTATGAATAGTCACAAGATAAAGGTGCAAAGAGACTTGTATGTACTAAGAGGGAAAATGATGAGGCAAGGACTGATGGAGGAAGATGGAGAGACGATTTGTAAACAATTGGGTGTGCCTCTTCCAGAAGTGAAAGAGGCATTACAATATCAACCCAATACAAAATCTCTACAGGATGTAATGTATACATCGGCGAGTGGTGGTAATGAAGAAATACTGTTAGAAGATATGCTGGAAGATACACAAGCAATAAATGAGATGGGAGAAGTGGAGAACCATATGGTCCTTCAATCATTTTACCAAACATTGCAGCAGCCAGAATTGATCGTGTGGGATATGCATTCGAAACATAAGACGCAGCAAGAAATTGGGAATGGAGTGGGGAGATGTCAAGTTCAAGTTAGTCGGATATTGAAACGGATTCAGCAAAGAGCCGCTGAGTTTGGGAAAGAGCAAGGATTAGCTGAATGAACATGACTGGGTGAATCGTTCGGTGGTTATTTTAAATTAAGTACCTTTGTAAAAAAATAAAGGGTAAATGAAGATCGTTTCATTCAAAAATTGTATAGAAAAGGGGAACTGAGAAATGACACAAATGCAAACATTCTCACATAATATGTTCGGTAATTTAGAGGTCTTCATTCAAGGTGGAAAAGAATATTTTCCAGCGACAGATGTTGCGAAGGTATTAGGATATACGAATCCGACAAAAGCGGTAAGAGATCATTGTAAAGAGGACGGGGTAACGTTTCGTTCGGTGGTTATTCCAGAGAAAAATCAAACGGTTGAAAAGAAATTCATTAATGAACCCAATCTATACCGCCTAATCGTTAAATCCAAACTCCCACAAGCAGAACAATTTGAAAAATGGGTGTTTGAAGAAGTACTCCCAAGCATTCGAAAACACGGGGCTTACATGACACCGCCTACGATAAACGCCTTACTACAAGACCCAGATTTGCTCATTGGTCTCGCGTCGCAACTCAAACACGAGCAACAGGCAAGGCAAGTGGCTGAGCAAAAGAATCTCATGTTAACCCAACAAGTCGCAGAGAACGCATCTAAGATTACATACCTCGATCAAATTCTTCAGTCAAAAGATACGGTAACCGTCTCGCAAATTGCAGCCGATTATGGCTTATCAGCAGTACGATTAAATAAAATCTTAAAAGATGAAAAAGTACAGTACAAAGTAAACAATCAATGGTTGCTGTATGCGAAACATCAAAATAAAGGGTATACAAAATCGCAAACAATTGATGTGACACATTCGGATGGCAGCAAGTCTGTAAAAATGAATACGCGTTGGACGCAAAAGGGTAGGTTGTTTATCCATGATATGTTAACGAAAAGAGGTATTATCCCGGAAATGGATAAGGAAGCAGTTTAAATTTTATACTGCAGAAAAACGACCTCATAGAACGGGGTAAATTCGCGTTGGAATCTTTTTCGAATGTCATAGGTATTGGACAGACAATAGGGCTTTAAAAAGAATGATAGGATACTTAAATCAAAAATAGGGATTGTAACAAAAAAGAGGAACTCTTTTGTAAGAGTTCCTCAGGTAGCTGACAAATGAACAAGAAAAAACATCATAATGTATGTGTAGTATACCTCAGTTTTACAAGGTTATACAAAAGTCATCGGAAAAGTAAGTACAAAACTGCGATGATACTGAATAATCCTATCCAAGCATAAAAGAAATAGCCGAAATAACGAATCCATTTGGGTAATTGGCTCATGTTGACTTGATTCGTGGGAATACCTTGCATTTGGAACATCATTTTTTGATCGCGATCCCTATTATCTTGTTGTTCATACATGATATCAGCGCCTTTCTTACGGTTGTATGTGTAGTATAGCAGATTAGGTAGGACAAAGTATAGAAAGTTTAGAGGGAATAGAAGGGAGAAATAACAAAGCAGTTAGCAAAAGCTAACTGCTCAGTTGATGAAAGGAATGCGAATATGCTCTTTACACCTTCAGACATTGCGGGCTATATATCAAGCCTATGAATAGTATGAGTTAATTTTTTCTTTTTATACAAAAAATAAAACGAGCACTTGTGCCAGAGTGCTCGTTCTTGAAGCCTAAAGTTGATTCATTCTTGTTATGTGTGTGAGTCATGAACAAATAATGATTCGACAAGTAAGGATTCGAGATAGTATATGTCTCTTGGGTAAAAAAGGTGCAAAGAAAAAACAGCTAGCCAAAACTAGCTGTTTTTCCGTTCCCAGGAATAGAAGCGTTTAGTTAACAATTCAAGTAAGGAAGAAAGCCGCGCCAAGGCTTAGTTACAGTGTGCACGAAAAATAAGATTTTATGCAGGAGGATGACACATGAATCAATTATCTTTTTTTACATATGTTGGTGAGAAAGAAATCCGTCCTTTTGTGATAGAAGAACTGAAGAAGTATAAGGTGTTACGTGTTCGGTTTCAGAATCAGCAAGAACGGATGGAGATAGGTGCAGACATCTTATTTCCGGAATTACGAAAGATAGATGCCCATGAACTGAAGTATAGGCAATTACATCGCGCATTTGAACATGCCTTAGATCGAGAAGAACAACAGATACTGGAAATGAAATATATGAGTGCGACAGAGTTAAACGATGATTATATTTATACGGTATTAGGGATGAAGCGCGGTAAATTTTATCGGAAACGAAAGTCAGGGATTTTGAATTTCGCAACGGCATTAGAGATGATATAAAAATTTATGGAACTTTTGGGGTACTGTTTAGGGCACTAAATCAGGTACCTTTTTGAGTTGGGAATGGAGGTACGATATGTCTACAGTGAATTGTTCTTTGAAAAGAGCATAGCGTGTGGGGATAGCGTTACCCCGTTATCAAAACGTGACTCGGTTAGAAGAAACGGGGGATATAGAAAGCGCGATAGGCTGAAAAATCAATGGGAGTATTTCCAGTTCATATACCAAGTTGGCTGTTTCTGTATGGAAGAATGGTCAACTTGTTTTGTTTAGAAATAGTGGCCGAATATACTTTTGATTATCACAAAGGAATTACATGTAGGATGTCGAAAAGGAAGCTAGGAGGAGGGTGGAAAATGAGTCCGTATTCTAAAATTACTGTATCTAGCGGAAAGACATATATGACGCCATTTGATTTGCAACATTTGATTGAAAAAATGACAGGTGGTAATAATGGTAAAATTTGTGATGAGTTCATTCAGATTGTAACCATAGATACAGAAACAGGAGAGGAAAAACAAGTCGTGTTAAATCCGCAGCAAATCGTAGTGATGGAAGAAGCAAAGTTTAAAAGGACGCCTCATGTTCCAGCGGTGTTTAAATATGAGAATCAGTAGTGATGAGGTGCAAGGGGTACGAATTGTGAGGGATTTTTCATATATTCTTTTTTACGTGAAAGTATACATTGAAAAGAGAAAAGCATCCATAGCGGGTGCTTTTACTGTTTTAAGATGAATACTATCTGTTGGCATACCATATCAATAGGAAGAGGATGGTGATCGTATGGAAAAAATATTTGCCACACATGTTAGCTTGGTGAATGGGAAAACACATATCTTACATATGAAGTTGGAGAGTTTTATAGACAAAGTGGTTGCGCCAGATGGAAGCTTTAGGGAAGGACTGATACGCTTTGATGACATTGTAATAAACCCAGAACATATTGTTTCTGTGCAACAAGTTACTTCTGTACGAACGCGTAGACCGAGTCGAACTATATAGGGAATGTGGAGAAGGCACCTATAGCGGGTGTTTTTTCTATTTTATGAGGAGGATTCACAAAATGGCTAATAACAAATTAATTATTGAAGTAAATGCGGATACAACTGGAGTGTTAGAAGGCATTAAGGAAGTAACAGAAGTTGCAAATGAATGTGCGGAATCGTTAGAGAAGCTAGAAAAGGTTATGAATAGGCTTACGAATAAGAAGAAACAAGAGGATATAAAATTTGTCCTGACATTAGGTGAGAAAGTAGTAGTTAAATCTATTGTTGAGCATACAGCGGATTCAATTCAAGGTCGCGTAATTAAAGGGAGTGAGATAAATGAAACTAGATAAACAAGAACAAGCGGTTGTCATTGGTACTTTCATTTCAATGTTAGGACAAGACCTTGCAAATGAACGCATCGATAAAGAGAAATTAGAAAGGGTACTTCCTATCTTTAATGAAATGCAAGATAATACAACACCAAAGCAAAAGAGAGAAGCAATGATTAGTTTGCTTGGTAAAGTGGTAGAGGAATTCCTTGAGGATAAGGAGTGAGGATAGATGCAAGTCTATTGTTCTAGTTGTAATAAAGATTACGACATACAACCACAAGTAGCACAACTTCCTAATCGTATTGAGAAGTGTTACTTCATATGTCCTCATTGTGGCCATGAACATGTTGCTGTATATGTGAACGATAAGATTCGCAAGCATCAAGCGGATATTGCAAAGTATCATGAACGGATTAATAAAAAGAATCTGGCCATTGAGGATGAAATGAAACGATTGAGGAAGAGGATGGAAGAGACTAAATAAAAGATACTGGAGGATGTAAAAGATGAACCCTGAAATACAAAGTAAGATTGATAAGTTAGGTTTACTTTTTGTAGATGATTTCATATATAACAAATATTGTGTGCCGTTTGAAAAAAAGATAGGTGATAAAAAACACCAGAAATATTATAAGTGGTATGGTCAAACACCAATGTTTTTTTCAGAGAAATATGTAATGGATTTTACAATAGAAGAATTGTTACAGAAGGATAAAAGTAACTATGAAATGCTTTGTCCTTCTTATTTCGAAAAAAGTAAAATAGCAAGGAAGAAAGCGGAACTGATTCAAAAGAAAATAGAAGAAGTTTTGCTAAGTATTAATGAAGCAAGAATATTAATGGACTTGGAACCTATTGAATTAGATCCATACAACCATTTTTTTAAGACGCTAGAAGGAGGGCAAAAGGAAATGAAAGGTTATAAAAAAAGTATTCATCATAAACCAGAACTGATTCAAGTTATGGATGCGTTAGATCAATTAAAAAAAGAATATACGATTACCAAACGAGTTGAGAAGCAGGAAGAGGGTCATAAAGCATTCCGTTCATGTACCGAAACGGTTTGGGATGTGGAAGAAACGGTTAAGTAACATGCCAAATAAACCGATGAAGCCGTGCACTTCACCAATGTGTACAGCGTTAACGAGGGACAAGTACTGTAGTAAACATCAAGACAAGGTACAGGATAGCGCCAGACACTACGACAAATACATACGAAACAAAAGCTCACGTTCCTTCTACAACTCAAGACTGTGGAAGGATATGCGCGAGCTTATGTTTCGTAGAGATCATGGCTTATGTGTTCAATGTAGAAGCAAGGACATCATTCAGATAGGTGATGTAGTCGATCATATCATTCCGATTCGTGTTGATTGGTCCAAACGATTAGAACCGACTAATTTACAAACACTCTGTCATGCTTGCCATAACAAGAAAACAAAAGAAGATGAGAAGAAAAACAAAAAATAATTCGAAAGAAAAAATTCATAAACATCCCCCCACCTTGAAAAAGCAAAAGGCGACTTCCTGGAGACCGCAGTCCAGCTTTCTGCGTAAAAAATTCGTTTTATTTGGTAAAACAGAATGAAAGGAGGAGATGGCGAAAATGGGACGGAAAGCGAAGTCGATTCATCTGCATATTTTAGAAGGGAATACGAATCGATTAACCAAAGAGGAAGTGAAACAACGCCTAGAATCTGAAAAGAGATGGAAAGCCAAGAGCGACAAGGTTCGGCCACCAACATGGTTAGATTCAGTTGCGAAGAAAGAGTTTAAACGAATTGCAGGGGAATTACTAGAATTAGAAGTGATGACAAATATAGATGTGAATGCATTAGCACTGTATTGTGATGCGTATGCGGACTATATGGCATGCACGAAGATTATCCAAGAAGAGGGATTGCTTGTAGAATACACCAACAAAGCAGCGGAAACAAATAAAGTCCCTCATCCACTCTTAACCAAGAAAAAGCAACTCCATGAACAAATGAAGGCGATCGGTGTAGATTTCGGATTTACTCCAAGCGCAAGGGCGAGAATTGTGATGCCACGTGCGAAAAAAGGGGCGCAAACAACGGTAGAAAAGGAGTTTGACGTATAACATGATCAGACAATGGATGTTGGACTACTGTGATGATGTAATACATGGTGAAGTTGTTGCTTGTCAGAAGCATAAACAAGCTTGTAAACGATTTTTAAGTGATATTGAGCGTGAAGGTTCTGAAGATTTTCCATATGTTTTTAAGGAAGAAAAAGCGCTCCGTTTCTTAAAGTGGATGTCTCTTTTTAAACATACAAAAGGAAAATTAGCAGGTCAGAGAATGGAACCACATTCGATACAAATTTTTGTATTTAGCAATATTTACGGATGGGTGCACCGAAATACAGGGTTACGTCGATTTAAAAAGGCATATTGGCAAGTCGGACGTAAAAATGCAAAGTCACAATCTTTAGCGTGCGTTGGTTCATATGAAGCAATGGCATTTGGTGAAAATATGTCAGAAGTCTACATTGGTGCTACGAAAACAGAACAAAGTAAAATTGTTTGGAACGAAATTAAAGCGCAAATGAATGGGTGTGAAGATTTAAAAGAAAAGTTCAATATTGCGTATGGGAAAATTGAACACCTTAAAACCGATTCTTTTATTTCAGCGCTATCAAAAGATGCTGGGAAATCTGGTGATGGACTGAATGTCCAGTGCGGAATTATTGATGAATATCATGCCCATCCTACCTCTGAAATTTATGATGTTCTGGTGTCAGGCTCAGGTGCTCGTCCGAATCCACTCATGATGATTATACACAGCTGGTTT